GGCCCAACTCGATCTTATCAACAGCGGCGGCGTTGTGGGCTCTGTTCTGCGCCAAGCAGGCCGGGGCGGCGCTCCGCATGTCATCCCGATCATGGGGCAGATGGCGGCGGCGCATGCCAGCGGCGGCGCGTCCTTGCCTCTGTGGGCCGGGATGGTCGGCGCCCGGCTCGCCGACAATGCCTTGACCAAGGCGAGGGCTCAGACCTTGGCGGATATGCTCGCCAAGCGTTCGCCGCTCTATCAGAACCGCGAGAACGCGCTTCCCACGACGAACACGCAGCCGAACCAGGCGCAGCTATTGCGTAGCCTGCTCCTGTCTCTCAGGTGATCCATGGGCATCATCGACTCCATCATCGGTGCGGAAAGCGGGGGCGATCCAAACGCCAGGAATCCAAATTCGTCTGCGAGCGGACTAGGGCAGTTCGTCGATTCGACGTGGCTCGATATGCTCGCCCGCAACCGGCCTGACCTTATCACGGGCCGCAGCCGGGAGGAACAGCTAGCGTTGCGAGGCGACCCCGACCTGTCCAGGGCGATGACGGACGCCTATGCCAAGGAAAATGCCCAGAAACTTACCGGGGCGGGCTACGAGGCCACACCTGGGAATACCTATCTGGCGCATTTCGCGGGGCCACAGGGCGCGCTCAAGGTGCTCTCGGCCAATCCGGGGGCACGCGCGGCCGATATCTTGGGTCCGGCTGTAGCGAGGGCTAATCCTTTCCTTGCGAGCATGACGGCGGCGGACCTTCGGGCATGGGCCGACCGCAAGATGGGCGGCTCGCCGCAGAACGCGGTTGCGATGATGCAGCCCGGCAGCACGCCGCCGTCCGCGCCTTCGGAGGCCGCGCCGAGCGGGCCCATGTTTGCCGCGGCGCAGCCCGGCATTCTTGGTGGCGGCAATGCCTCGCCCGGTTCCACCGGCGGCCTGCTTGGTGACCTCGGCGGTCAGGACACTCCGCAGATGTCGCCCATGCCCATGCCCATGCCGCCGCGGCGCCGGCAAGTCGACCTCTCGCGGCTGCGCGCCATGCTTTCCGCGCCGCCGCAGATGACGGGCTGGGCTGTCTGATGCGGACCCTCGCGTCTGGTGAGACGGACCCGACCGTTATCGCGCAGGCGTTCCGCACCATCCCGCCGCCCGGCTCGGTTGCCGGCAACATGGTGGTGCTCAACGGCAGCGCCTTGGTGCCGCCTGCATTGCTGCCGGTCGACGCGGCGGCGACGATGATCAACGGCTTAATTGCCGCGGACGTTGCCGGTAATGCGCTCACGCTCACGATCGCGACGCTGGCCGGGGCCGCCCCCAGCACGGACGATCCGGTCATCATCATTTTCCGGTCGCTCACGCCGGGATCAGCTAAGGTTTTTGCGCGGCAAATCACGTCCGCGCTGTCGATCACGATTCCCAGCGGGGCGACGCTCGGGCATTCCAGCGCTCGCGACCAGCAGTTCATTCTTTATGGGATCGACAATGCAGGTGTGGTGGAGCTCGCGGTAGCGACGCCATTGTTCGACCAGTCAGTCCGCCTCAAGACCACCACGACAATCGGGGCGGGCTCTACCAGCGCAACCGGGTTCTACTCGACTACGGGCCGCTCGAACTTGCCGTGGTCGCCTATCGCACGTTGTGTGTCTAACCAGACGACAGCCGGAACGTGGACGGCCGTGCCGACGCAGATCGACTCGGCCCCCTTTTCTCTGCCGCCGACCAATTGCCGGGTTTATCTCGCTAGCGACCAGACCGGCGTGGCGGGCTCCACCTTCACGAAAGTCAATCTCGACACGGCCGACGTTGATCCGAGTAGCCTGTTCGACTCAACCAATAAACGCATTACTCCGAAGGTGCCAGGAACCTATGAGGTGCTCGCCGGAATTTTATTTACCGGGCCGACCAGCAACATCAGCGGCGCTGTGATTGTCGCTATTGCCAAGAATGGAAGCAGGGTCGGTAATTCGGGCATCCCGTGCCCGGCAGGCACGGACGATGCGCGCCCGATCACCGCCGGTTTGATGGCGTTTAACGGCACTACGGATTTTGTCGAAACGCAAGGCTTTGCGTTCCTTTCAGGTGGCACCGTCACCTTCTCCGGCAATATCGCCACGACTTGGCTCTATGTCGTGAGGGTTGGGCCATGAGCCTCAACCCGAATTTCATCGAAGCCGTCCGCCGCCTTCGTCCAGGCGTGGACTTCACCCGCGACGTGATCGTGCAAGACAACGGGCAAGGCCCGTTTCTGGCTGCGTGGAATCTTTCGGGCTTGCCCCCGACCGATGCGGAAATCACAACCGCGATGGCGGGGTCGAGGCCCGATGCCGACGTGACAGGCTCGATCAATTCCGCCGTTCTCAAGGTGCTGTTCAGCCACGAGAACCGCATCCGCGCGCTGGAGGCCAAGGCGGCGATAACCCTGGTTCAATTTATCGGCGCGATCAAAACGCTTCTCTAGGAGAAACTTGAATGGCGCTCCCTTTCTTTAACTGGTCGAAGACGGCCGCGACCAATGCGACCGCCGACACCACGGTCAACTGGGCCGAGGGCCAAAGTCCGTCCAGCGTGAACGACTCAGCGCGCGCCATGATGGCCAGCACTGCTGCATGGCGCGACGACACCTCGGGCACGATCACGACCGGAGGCACGTCGACCGCCTATACGGTAACGTCAAATCAGGTCTTCGATACACTCGCCCACATGGGGAACGCCAAGATTGCTTTCGTGCCACACGCCACCAACGGCGCGACGGTGACGCTCAATGTGGACGGGCTAGGCGCGAAGCCTCTGCGCGCTGTTCCGGGCGTGGAGTTACCAGCCGGCGCACTCATTGCCGGGACGCCCTATGTCGTCACCTACAACAATTCCGATGCGGCGTTCTACCTGCACCAGGGCACGGCAATAGCCTATTCCATCCCGCTCGGAGGGTTAATTCCGTATCTCGGGTCCACGGCGCCGCACTCCAATTTTGCGCTGCCTTTCGGTCAGGCAATCTCGCGCACGACCTATGCGTCGCTGTTCGCGTTGATTTCCACGACGTTCGGAACGGGCGACAACTCGACCACGTTCAATCTGCCGGACTTGCGCAACCTCACCATTTTCGGTCTCGGCAACATGGGTGGGTCGGATCGCGGCTTGATAACGAATGCGGTGAGCGGAATCACCGGCACCACTATCGGCGCGACCGGCGGGGCGCAGAGTGTCACACTCGCGCGAGCCAACCTGCCGAATGCGCAACTGACGGTGACTGGCACCGTTACGCCGAAAGTAGCTGGCCTCGCAATGATTGGGCCCAACACCGGGGCGACCACGGTGAACATCCATGATGGTGGCGGTACCGGTAACTTAGTTTATGGTGCCGGCCAATTTGCAGTTGTGGATATTGTCAATTTGGACGGCGGCGCGACTGCCTCGATCAACGGCGGCGTGACTCAAACTGTGGTCAATGAAATGCCGCCCGCGATGGTCCTGCCGTACATCCTGCGGATCATCTAGAAAACCGAGTGCCGCCCATCGCTACAGGCCGAACACGAGACCGTATAAAATCGCCGCAAGAAGGGCGGGCACTAGCGCAATCAGCGCATAAGTAACGATCACGGCGCGATTGCTGATCCGATCGGTGGCCACTTGCACTCCCTCCTAATCGCTAACTCTCGTCGGAGCATCTCTCGGAACTGGGCCAATATCTGCCCGGCCTCCGGTCGTCGTCAATAGTGGGGTCATACTCGACGGGCGAGGGGTCGGCAGGCTTTTTGCGACCCCTCAACCTGTCCATGAGATTTGTCAGGAAACGCCTGAGTCCCATTCTGCTCGCCTTCGTAGGGCAAGCACTTTACCCACAACTTCCAGCCGATTCAACCACCACGCGAATACCAGAGGACAGGATGGCCAATGGCCGCTTCTGACTATGACGCCTGCCTATCCCGCGTGCTCGCCCATGAAGGCGGCTACACGAACGATCCGCGCGACCCAGGCGGCCCGACGAATTGGGGCATCACGCTTGCGGATGCTCACCTGCATTGGAAGCCAACGGCCACGGCCGCCGACGTGAAGGCCATGCCGGTCTCTGTCGCCAAGGACATCTATCGCGCGAAATACTGGAACGCGCTGCGCTGCGACGACCTCCCGGCCGGCGTGGATGACACAGTGTTCGACTACGGCGTGAATTCCGGCATCGGCCGCGCTGGCAAGGTGCTGCGCCGTGTGCTCGGCCTGCCCGATGATGACTGGCACGTCACGAGCGTGGTGATGATCCCGCTCAGCCGGCGCGATCCGGCCGCCGTCATCAAGGCGATCAACGATGAGCGCCTGAAATTCCTGCAACACCTCTCGACCTGGGATCACTTCGGGACCGGCTGGGCCAAGCGGGTTGCCGAGGTCCGCGCCTATTCGCTCGCGCTCAGTGCCGGCGTGCCGCCGCATGGGGCGCCGCCCGTTGTGGTCGCGGCCAACGTCGGCAAGGGCCAAGTCCCGAAGCCCAATACCGCCCCCGTCGTCAAAGGCGGGACCGCCGCAGTCGTTGCATCTGGCGGCCTCTTTCATTGGTTCGGCGCCCATCCCGCCCTCACGGTTGCCCTGCTGGCGGCCGGCGTGGCGCTTGTCCTGTTCATCGTCTCCCGCATCCACGCATCCCATCAAGCCCAACAGGAAGCCCCGACGCCCGGCATCGTGCCGGTCCCGGCGGCATAGGAGAACAACATGCTCTGGATAATCGTGGCTTTCGTGGCCGGCTACGTGGCTGCAGCCTTCACCTGGCAGTGGGTTCATACACTGCTGATCGGGGTAGAGGAAAAGGCGAAGCAACTGCGCGACAGCGCCCGCGCGCTGGAACAGAAATTGAGGGGAGCCTGACATGGACTGGCGCGATCTCGCGGGCACCCTCATCAAAGCGGGGGCGCCAATCATCGGCGGCGCGCTCGGTGGACCTCTGGGCGGGATGATCGGCGGCGCGCTCGGCGATGTCGTGGCGAATGCGTTGGGCGTCAGTCCGACGCCGGAAGTCGTCAACAACGCAATCAGCACCATGCCGGCCGATCAACTCGCCCCCAAGGTTGCGGCGGCGGAAGCGGAAGCGCAGGCGAAATGGCCGGCGCTGGCTGAAATCGCCAAGGCGTACTATGCCGCTGACACCGAAATGGTGAAGGCCGGAACCGCCGACAATGCCAATGCGCGCGAGGAAATGCGCGAGCTCCAGCAGACCGGCTCCGCGCTCGGCTACTCCGCTGCGATCATGTCGATCCTGGTGACGTTCGGCTTCATCGCGATCCTGGCGCTCTATATCTACCAGCCGCCCACTGCCTCATCCGAAGTGATCTCCCTGCTTGTCGGCACGCTGGCCGGGGCTTTCACTCAGGTTGTGAGCTTCTGGCTCGGGTCCAGTTCGAGCTCGCGGGCCAAGGACGCGACCATTGGCTTGGCAGTTGCCGGGCCGCCACCCCCGAAGCCCATCCTCGGAGACATCATCACAAAGCTCGCGAAGCCAGCGAAGCGATGACGAGCCGCCGAAGCCGCGGCTGAAATCCAAATGGCCCTAGGGAATGGCGGAGACGGGGGCGTCCCGATCAGCCTCTTGCTCGACATCAAGGAAGCGCTGGGGATCGTCCAGGCGCAGAACGCCAGTATCACCAGCGAGCAAAACGAAGCGCGGGCGTCGCGTAACTTGATGCACACCAAGCAGGACGAACTCAGCGCCGAAATCAGGGGCGTCAGCAGCATCGTTAAGCGGATCGAACCGCAGGTCACCGATCACGAGAAGCTGCGCCAGCAGCTCACCGGCGGCGCGACGGTCATTGTCGCGCTCGGGTCGGTCGTCATGCTCGCGGTCGGGTTCGTGCTCAAGGATTTCTGGGCGTGGATCGGGACTCATCTGCACTGGAAATAGCGTCGCGTCACCACTAAAGCACGGGGGACTACCAATGCGACATCTCATCGCCGCGGCATTGCTATGCCTGCTTGCCATCAACCCGGCCCAGGCCGCGCGCCATCCCAACGGGCAACAGTTCTGCAGGGTTTACACTACGGATGCCGGGGCAACAGCCTTCCGCTGCTTTACACGATCGGAGGCGCGCAATTCAGCGCGGTCCTTTCGCGGTCGTCATCGCGTGGCTCACGCTCGCCAGCATCACCGCAGGGCCGTTGCTCGCATCCGCGATCGGGGGCAGATCGTCGCCCACCCGACCGGATGCCCGCGCGTGGCGTTCTGCGGCTGCGGGGTGGCCTCCCACATCTTCGGAAGTCCAATACGGGCGCTATGGCTGGCTGCCGCCTGGCTGCGCTATCCGTCGGCTGCCCCGGCGCCGGGCATGGTGGCGGTGAGACAGCATCACGTCTTCGCCATCGTGGCTCTACGTTCGCCCGGCGTCGTCTTGGCCTTCGATCCTAACTCGGGCGGCCATCGCACTAGGATTCATCTGCGCTCGCTGGCGGGGTACAAAGTGGTGAACCCAAGGGCCGGCTAGAGCTTCGACATATCCTGCCGGTAGGTGGTGAACAGGGCGAGTGCGAGCTGGTCGGTCGCCTCGCCGATCGCGGACTTGTTCCCGCTCTTGGCCGCCTCCAGTAGAAGTTTCGTGGCGTGCTGCCAAGCGTTCCACGCGGCTACATCGTCAGGCAGCTTCAGCATGAAGCGCCGCGCGTCATCCAGCGTGCGCAGTTCCGCATGGTCGCGCGGCTTCAGCGGCTTGGCGAGGGGCGCGTCCCAATTCATTCGCTGTCGACCACCTTGCCGTCGATCTTGAGAACCACGTAAACCGCCGAGCGGCCTTGCGCGTCGCCTATCCTGATCGCGTTGGCCATCATGTCGGGCTCCTCGCCGCCGTGTTCCATGGTCTTGAGGATTTTCAGGTCGCGACCGTCCATGCTGGGATCTTGGGGCCGTCCTTCCGGGGGCACTGTCCGCAGCCCGCGGGCCTCGGCCGGCACCGCGACGGGGTTTTCCCGGAATACCGGGATCGGCCGATACGCCGCCATCCACTCGGGCGGCTCCATGCTCTTGGCCAAGGTGCGCGCGCCATTGCGCAGGTAAATGAGCTTGTCGGGATATTTCTCGCAGAATGCGGCGAAGGCGGCGCGGGCCGGAACGAGGTCGTCGATCTCGCCAAGCTTCTCCAGCCAGTTGCCTTTGGCGTCGTACACGTCGATCGAGTAGCGCAGGTCGCGGGGGCGGCTCATGCCGGTATTGTAGCGGGCGGCGGGGGAGGGGAACAGGCGGGAGCGGTGCGCAGGTTAGGCACCACTGAGCATTATCGGCCGTAGCCGAGGCGGATCATCGCCGCTCGCGAACGCTTTTCCCAATCAGCCAGGTCCGTTTCATACTGCTCTTGCACCCAAAGCGGGATGGTCGCGCTTCGTGTCATCATAGGTGTGTCTGGCCACGTCTCATTGTGCATCTTGGCGTATTTGGCGAGTTGGCCCGACCTCTCCCATTGCTCCCCGTCTTTGGAGGCGCTGACTGAGGTGTTCGTCCGATCTTGAGCTTCAAGCCGACGAGCACGAGCGCAGAGGTCAAGCCCCTCAGAAAGCAGCTCCGCGAGATGGTCAGCGTTGTCGGTCATTCGTGTACTGGTCCAGCGTCACTCGGCGGATTCGGCAGAGGCATCCAGTGGGTCGGGCTGTTGAAATAAAAACCGCCCCCACAGTTCCAGATTCCGCCGCGCCAGAACGCGGTATGAAGTGAAGGGTTACCGACCTTTGCCAGAAGGACACGCGTTTCGTCCTTCGGTGCGCTCGCGATCGGCTGCCAGTTATTCATGACGATGACCTCTTGGGAATTTCGAGTTCCAAGGCCGCCTTCATCCGGCAAGCCCACCACGCTCCCGACGCCCGGTCTAGAACATCAGGGGTCATTCTGCGGACGCGATCAGGAAAGGACAGTTCGCGCTCGCGCCAAATCTCAAGGGCGCGCTTCTCGATCTTCTCGATTTCCCAGTCAGTGATCATCGGTCCACTAACCTCTTAAGCATCGAGAGATTGGCGAGCACGGCGTTCTCCGCGTTCAAAAGTTGTGGCCCAATCCTCATCACCGTAGACCCTGGCGAACCTCACCGCCGCCTTAAGATCGGCGGCGGCGCTGCCAAGGTCAGCCCGTAGCCGCTCGATCTCGGCGCGCGCCTCTCTCAACGCGGTCGTGGTGTCGGCCAGCACTTCGTTATATCCATGCTCTGCGTTCATTGTGTCGCTCATCATCTATTTGCGCCAATTAGGATATTGAGCATCGAGGTAGGTCTCGATCTTGGCATCCCGCCCGATGGTGGACTCGCCCACGGGCGCGCAGGCGAACGCGTGCTCCAAATGATCGAGATACCTACACACCGCGCATTTGCCGCAGGCATCATTGCCGCAATCTGAAATTCGTCGGCTCATTTTGCTTCCGGGGTTTGCCCATTTTCGATTGCGTTCCGCGCTAGAGCGATTATCTCGTGCAGCGCGTTGCGCTTGCTTAGCGGTCCCTGTCCAAGCGCTGCTGCCGCACACGCTCGGACACCGCGGAGGGCAGCATCGAACAGCCGCTCAGCTTCTATGGGGTTCGGCTCGCTCATGTTCGATCCTCCGATTGCCCATGTCTCATCGCCCATTCCTCGGCGACATCCCGCCAAATTTCACGAGTCCAGCAAAATGCCCACAAGCCACCCAGCCAGGCCAGGGCGAGCGCAACCGAAGACCCGGAGACCACGCCGAGAAGGAATGCTGCATCGAATAGGTTCTGGCGCATCTATCGGTCCTGTGGTGGTTTATGACTGACTGTAGGCGCGGGCGATCTCGCCAGCAAAGGCCCCGAACAGCAGTATCATGCCCTGCGTTTCAACAGATGCTCCGGCGTCCCTTTCGGCACGCTTGGCCATGTTTTCCATAGCCAACATGACGTTATTCCAAACGCGGGCGTGATCTTGCGGCGTCATTTGTTTACATCCTGCTCATGTGTGAGCGCTTCGCGGATACGCATGGGGATGTTCGCCATGGCGTTGCGCAGCCGCCCGGTCGCCTCTCTCTCGTAGATCTGAAAGACCGTATCTGCCTCCCGCAGAAGCCCCCGCAGTCGCGCGTTCTCGGCTTTGAGCCGCCGAAGGTCATTTCCGTCCGTGTGGCTCAGGATGTTCCCAAAGCCCAGCGGATCGTGCCCCTCGTTATCCATGATGCCCATAAACTTCTCCCGATGATAAGGTAGCGTTGGACGTTTTAGGAAAGCAGCGGCGTAGACAATCGGAGCAATAATCGCGACCTTTAATAGTCTTTGCTCCACACTCCGTGCGGGCAACCCGGCGAGTCGCGCCCACCGTAGGTGCCGCAGCGACGATGACGGCGCAGTTATCGCAAACCAGGATGCGCTCGATGCTCATTTGGGGTCCAATTTCTCACCGTTATTGCGACGAACGAAAAGCCGCTCGGCCATACGAATTACCGCGCCGGCTAGTGGCTCGTATTTTTCCCAGCCCTCTTGACCTCGACGATCGATGGCGCCTGGATTTTCCCCGCGATGAAGGCAAATCTCCTTTGCCATCTCAATTCGCTCCTTGCGCCGAGCCTCTGGCGTTTGCTCAGTCATCGGCATTCACCCGTCGCGGCGTCGGTCTGCTCCCAGGAGCACCCGAATAGCTGATCCGCGGTCGGCTTGTGCTTGATGTGAAATCCAGCCAACCATAGGATCGCAATCACCGTTACCGTCAGCGCACATACCCAATTAGTCATCGTCAGCGTCCGCTAAGAGCGCGCTGCCCATCGACCAGGGCGGAATAGGATTGATGTGGTGTCATGCCGGAAGATGCCGAGCGCGAGCGGGTACGCGCTTGCGCTTCCTCAAGAGACAACCGCCCAGCCTTTACGGCCGCGACATCTGCCATCCGCGCATGATGCTCTTGCTTTCCCCACTCGATACGCTCTGCCTCGGTCATTTGCTAACTCCTTTGATAACGTTGAACCTTATGTTTTGATCTCGTGGCCGCATTTCGGGCACTTAAGAATGTCGTAGGTATCTGACCCGCCGGTGTAGTCGCGGTAGGTCTCCCTGCGCGTCTCGGATCGCGTGTATTGGAGCATGCTCGCGCAGTTGCCGCACGTCACGCGAAGCACCTTCGTATTGTCGACTCCCACGATCTCGACCATCTATCGATCCTCAGTTGTGATGAGACTCAACTTTTTGCGAGTTTGATTTCTGACTTCTGAGGGTCGACCCACCACGCGCGGCTGTTTCCGTCGACATAAAGCCCACGATGTTCCATGCTCATTCCGGGCATGAAATTCGGAACGATGTCGTCCACTCGCATCCATGTCTGGCCTGCGACCGTCACCCTCCCAAAATCGCCGTTGACGGCACCCTGGATAGCTTCGATGATCTTCTGGCTTTTCATAGATTTCTCTCCTGTTAAGTTTTCGAATGTGAATGAACCTCAAGATTCCATCAGGGCGATGCCGCCAACTATGAAACCGCAGACGAGAGCGGTCATACCGATGACGGATACAACGGCGAGCACGCCGCCGGCGACGTAGCAGTAGGTGCCGATTGCGACGAACGGCGCTAATAGCATCATCGCCCCGATAGTCCGTTTCATGCTCAATGCCTCGCCATTCGTGGACTTTATTCGCCGCGCTCGCGCTTCCAGCGCATCAGACCGAAGAACCAACGCGCATCGTCGCGACTGCTCATCCCTATCCACCATGTGAGGCCTAGTTGCTGGATCAGGCGCCCGGTCCCTGGCGCGCTCAGAACCTCGCCGTTTTTCCTGGTGGATATTTCTCGATAGTCGAAGAACTTTAGCTCCCCCTTGCTGTGCGGACGCCCGACATGGAAGCGGGGGAAATGGCTCGCGACATAGACGCAGACGACCAGCGCCGCAAAGCAAGCAGCGGCGACCACGGCCGTCCCAACCACGACCATTCCGAAAATCGCAAACCAGCTTTCCATCGCGGCGCTCATGTTTAATGCCCTGCGGTCATTCAATCTTTTGCTCGGTGTCCGTGCGCGGCTCCATTCCGAGTTGAATGCCGCCGTAAAGCCCCCGCCGCACAGTTTCAATTCTGCCGTTGTCGCCGACTATGCGGATATGGTCGATCGCGATGACTTCGATCACGCCGAACCCGCACCCGCAGTTGAATACTCTCTGGCCGACAAAAAACCGAGCGTCGTCCTTGCCCCGACTCAATGTGCCGTTCTGCGCTTTGCGCCGTAATTCGCGATGGCGCGCCTCCAGGTTCATGGCCTCTGGATTTTTGATCCCCCGAATATATATGTGGGCCATAACTAAGCTAATCGATGGAATGGCGGCGCATATTTCGGATGGTGACTTCCCGATCTTGGCGAGGTCGTAAATTTCTTTGGCTCTTGTTCCATCCTGCGGAATGCGCCAGCCGTTCTCGTCTCTCGGTCGAGATTTCCTACTCATCCTCCCCCTCCTTCTTCGTGCCGAGCACGCGCGCGATGGCCTCGGCCGATCCGCGCGAATAGCCCATCGTGGTGCTGAGGTTCTGATGGCCGGCGAGCTTGCGGATGTCGTCGGGGTTGTTCCCGTCCGCGAATGCCTTGGTGATCCGGCCAGCGCGGCTGTCCATGTTCCAGACGTTCTTGGGAACCCCGGCCAAGTCCGCCATGCGGCGCCAGATGCGGCGAAACTTCCAGCCCTCATAGGGGAGGCGCGTCTGCGGGTCGATGATGAGCGGGCCGCTCGGCGGTGCTGAGAACCATTCCTCGTCCACGGCCGGGCAGTTTTTCAGATCGAAGGTGAGCACCTGACCGCGTTTGCTGGTCTGGTGCGTCAGGATCATATCGGCGTCGATTTCTTCCCGCGTGACGCCGCGCACCCATTTCATGGTGCCATCGGCGCTGAGGACGGTAGAGAGTTCGGGGCGACCGATGGGGATCCATTCGCCCAGAATGTCCTTCTGTCGCATGGCGGTACTGGTCTGGAGCGCCTGGGCGAGCGCAACGGCGTAGTACAGGTGGAACGTCGCATAGTCGCGCACGTCCTCGCCCTGGTCTGCGGTCAGCCAGACCGTCCGCCGCGCCGAATTCGGAAATCTGAGGCCCTTGAGCAACCCCCTGAGCCGCTGGCAATCCGGGTCCTCAAGGATGGTGGCGCCGAACCCCACGATCGTCCGCAGCATGGTCGCCAAGCTGTGCGCCATGGCGATCCGGTCGCCCTCGATCCATGAGGCGTGCAGGTGCAGAAGGTCACGCGCCCCGAGCCCGGGCAGTTCCCGGTCGCCCATCTCCCGGATCAGCCGGGCGATCAGGCGCTTGTAGCCCTCCTGGGTGACGTAGCGGAGCGGCTTCACCTTGCTGTTGAAAGGCGAGTCCGGGTCGGTGAGGTAGGCGTCGGCTAACTGCAGGATGTTCATTTTCTGATCCTTCGATAGGTCACGGTGACTTTCCTGACAGCCTCAAGTCCAAGCGGGCCACAAATAGAAGGGCCGGGCGCACGGCGGCTAAGCAGCACGTCGCTGACATAGGCGGCCGACACGTCATGCTGACGCGCCCATTCCCGGATACCGCCGGCTTTGTCGCAGGCCCTTCGGAGCAGATCGCATACATCTTCGACTGTCATGCCGTCACTGTAAGCCGCCGCCGCTGACAAATCCAATCACGTTTCATTTCGTCCACTGTCCTGTTTTTCCTCTATGCGGAACAGCGTCAGATAGTAGGAAGCCATTGCATTTATTCCGCGGCTATCTTCGCAACCATGATTTGAGCAAGCGCCGCGCGTCCGATGTATTCGGCATAGGCCGGCGGAATCGCCTCGCTCATTTCTCCAAGCGTCATCCAATCAATGCCGAGTGCCTCTGCGGCGGCTACCTTGTGGCCTCCGATCCACACGTCTCGCGTGCCCCGACCGCCAGCGGAGGCAGCTCTGCGCCGCGCATGACCGCCGTAAATGCCTATTACGGGCCGCTCATCGTGGCTGCATGCCGGCGGTAGGATAGGAAAATTGCATTCAAATAATCTGTGTCGCTGTGTACGGCAGTCTTGCGCACCGAGTCCAAACATGGAACCGCAGAGCGTGATCGGATTGCGCATATCGAATTTTGCCGCCTCGACGTTTTCAATGCACCATGGAATGCCGGGACGCCCAATCTTAAACCGGACGAAATTAATCAGCCGTGGGGCCCCGCGAGTCCCGGGCGCGTGGCGTAATGCTGTGTACCCCTGACACGGGGGAGACGCCCAAATGAAATCGAATGCCTCTGTGGTCGAAAAAGAGAGCGCGTCTGCTCGGTGAAATCGAAAGGGATAGCGTGGCTGTGGCTTGATATCCACGCCGGTTACGTCGAAGCCGGCGCGATATAGGCCCATCGATGCGCCGCCGGCGCCGCAGAATAGATCGAGTGCTTTTGGTCTGCTCATTTGCTTGCTGACGCGCCCTAAGCGGATTGCATCCGCACGGCTTCAACATCCGTGAGGTACTGCCGGCCGGTATCGGTTAGCTCGTAGCGATAGGCCGATGTCTCGCGTAGCTTGCCTTGGCGGATCGCTGAACGCACGGTTGGGTATTTGTGACCGTGCGAAAAAAGGTGAGACCAATTATCGCGACCGCCGCTGCGCTCTACGTCGCGCAGCAAATAGGTAAGGCGATCCAGTTGAAGGTGGATGGCATGATCGATGCGGGGCCTAAGCATTAGTCTCTCCCGTATCTATCCTGTGTTCTGTCATGACTTACCTTTTGCGGGATCTTCAGGCTGCTTGGCCGGCGGCTTTCCCGCGGGATGGCAACGGTGCATCGCGTGCCATCCCTGCCAGTGCCCCCACGCTTGCGCGTGGGCCGCCGAGACGGGGAGACAAAGAGCGGCGATCAGGAGGAGGCGCATGTGGTTCAATCCTGTGCTGCATGGCCGTCTGACAAATCCTCGCCGTGCACCGGGCAGTTCTCCGGGCCTGGGCAATGGCCCGGCCAGTCGGGATAGCCGCAGAGGCATCCGGCACGACGCCTTGCTCGGCGCTGGTCAATGGCCTCACGCCGGTCGTCTTCATCAACCTCGTGCATTTCATTCTCCCAGTGCTGTACTAACGTTGGACATTTAAACGCCGCACATACCGTCGCACTCGTTGTTGAACAGATCGATTTGCCCATGATCCTCGGGTGTCGAAAGATCCACCTCATCGAGGGGCACGCACGACCGATGGATGAATTGAGAGCCGAGGAATCGTTTCACCATGCCCGGCGTTCGCAGGCTCCGATCCAGAGCGACCATCGCCGCCCATTCGATCGGCGCAGTATTGCGTCGGGCGCGTAATTGGTCGTCGCGTTGGTAAGGACAGAAAATGCAAGCCGACTTTGCCGGCACCGGGTAGGCCTTATCTGCAAGCCACTTAAGGCACCATTTGCGGTCGCGGCGCTGTTCGAGAAGCGGCCACCGATGGACGATGTAATCGACATCGGAGGGCTTCATTCGGGTCGCTTCGTCCATGGAAATGCCGATCCAGCATTCGACACTGCCGGGGGCGACGTAGCCGCTCGGGCCGACGCCGAGAAGTTCTCGCGTCTTGTGTCGAATGGGGCGGATTTTGAAGTTGCGGGTGCATTGGCGCTGAACCATCGACTTCACGCCGTCTAAGGCGATCTTGTGGAACGGCACGCGGGCCTGTTCGTCGCCAGCGATCAATGCTTCGCTAAGCCGGCCTCGGGCGGCGATGTGCACAGGGAACGGCAGCACGTTCGGCGACATCAGCCAGCGAAGGTGGTCATAGACAGCGGCGGGCTCATCTCCGGTGTCTGCGAAGATCGCGCAATCCGGCATCGGCGTAATTTCGCCGTGCGCGGCCATGAGCGCCATCGTGGTGCTTTGCACGCCAGCGCCGAGGGAAATTATGCGAATCTGGGCGGTCATTTGTGCGCTGGTCCCCTCTCAGCAGACGGAAACCACCCGCAGCCGCGATACCACTGCTGCGCAAACGGGCGCGCGTTCTCGGGTCGCGTCGCGTAGGCGATCGCGGCGATCAGCAGCACGAGCGGCGTGAAGATCGGGTCGGGGCCGCAGGTCATCGGCGAACACCCACGGAACAGAGTCCACGGATTTTCCACGGATCGACTTGCGCGTTTCGTGCTTCGTTCTGCGCGATTGCAACATCGAGCGCAGGCGAGCGGCGCTGAAAATGGCTGATTTTATTGGGTTTCGTGGTGCTGCCGCACAGGATTGAACTGTGGACCTCCCCCTTACCAATTTTGGGTAAGTGGTTGATTGGATTAGTGCTGGCTTCAAAGTCCACGGTCATTCCACGTTCTCGCTATATTTTGCCGATCACGGCGCGAACCCGCGTCGGATCGAGTTTGGCGTAACGCATTACCGACTTGTGGTCCTTCCAGCCCCCGGCCTCCATGATCTCCATGGGGGATACGCCTTCGTTCGCCAGCCAGGTTGCGAAGCTATGGCGGGCCATGTGGGGGGTGAACCGAATGTCCAGCCGTTTGCAGAACGGCCGCAGTTCTCGGTAGAGGTTCGACTTGTTGCCCCAATGGAACACGCGCCCGGCGGCGGCCGGCTGCTGAGCCAAGATGGCTTGCACCTTCGGGTGCAGCGGCATCACCCGCCAGTCGTCCGTCTTGCTGATGTGATAGCGGACGGTTCCCTCTTTCAGGTCTACATCCTTCCAAGTGACTCGCAGAACGTCGCTGATGCGCCAGCCCTGATGGAACAGCCAGACCAGCAGGAGCTTCATCGGCCCCTCAGCGGCCCCCATAAGGGCTTTGGCGAGGGGTTTCGTGAGGGCGCGGGGCTCCGGTGCCTTCTCCTTGAATTTCTTCACGCGGATATAGGGGCCAAGATTGTTCTCGGCCGCGTAGTGCAGGACGGCAGATGCGGGCACCAGCACGTCCCGGTTCTTGGTGGCCGGCGATGTGCCGGGCGATAGCACGTTGGCCGCATTGATCAGCGTATGCAGGTTGATATCGGTGAGCAGGTCGTTTCCAAGGAACGCCGCGAGCCTATCGACGCTCTTTTGGAAGGGCTTGCTCGGCCGGCGATATTCCTTGTACATCTGGGCGGCTATCCCGAATGTTGCTGGCGCGAATTTCTTGGCGCTTTCGGTGGCGAGCCGGCGTTCAAGCTGCTCCTTAAATCGCTGAGCAGCCTTTTTGTCTCGCGCTTTCGTTGACGCATCAACAGCGCGTCCACAGTACGTTCCGCGGACGTACCAGAAAGGGGTCTTGCCTGCCCTTGGCGGCTTGAGTTCAAGCGACATCGTTCCAACTCCTTGATGTGAACGCGGATGCGGACGATATCACGCTCGATGAATTCCTTGACCCGGCCGATCGGGGTGTAGAACGGCTCGCCAATGGCATCAGCGGGATTGTCCCGGAGCCACGTTTGCAGCCACCGGCGCTTATGGCCGAGCCGGCGGGCGGCTTCTTCCAGACCGAACGGTTGCTCACTCATCGTTCCCTCGATGCAACGACAATCTCACCCGAAAATTTCCGCCAGCGCGTCATGGTGCGGGGCCTCTTGATGCCAACCTGCCGCCGCTCGCGTCGCTTAGCCTTGGCAATCGCCGGCACGTCATCGGCCGTCGTCTTGAGCTTGTGACAGGACCGGCACTTAACGGAACAATTGGCAAGCGACGCATCGCCGCCCATCTCGCAAGGGATCAGGTGATCGTATTCGATGTTCCCCGTGAACAGCTTGGCGCTGCATTCCTCACAGTGGCCGCCGCAACGAGTAAATGCCTGCATCTTGGTTTTGGCGTTGAATTCGGTTCTCATGCTGCCCCCACTCCGGGCGCGAGCTGCCAGAGCCCATAGAGGAGTTCCATTTCCTTCCAAATCTCCAGCGGGCGACCTGCGCGAATATCTCGGCGACTCTCAACGCCGCAATGTTCCCGCACAAACTGTTCCGCATCCGCCGTCGTTTTGATCGTCGGCGAATAGCTTTCCGCTAGGAACTTCACGAACGGAATTTCATTACACCGGATGCCCGCTTGCATCGCAGGCGTCAGTTCCTCCCATTTGCGAGGGACCCGCACCGGAGAAGCATTGTCGGCTTTCGGTGCGGGCTTTGCGGCCACTCGTGGATCTTCAGAAGCGTTAGCCTCCTTTCTGTTTATCGGCTTCTCGTCGTCGCCGATCTCGACTAGAGCCAGCATGTAGCGCGTGCCGAGCGAGGCAAGTTGCAACGCGGCCGGTACTTCGTTCGGGTGCAGGACGAATGACACAACGATGCCGTCCTGCGTTTGCCGAAGGCCATGCTTCTTCGCTTCGCAGTGCTGCGCGCTATCGCGGGCTATGGTGGATGGATGGGTCAAGCCGCCAAATGCTCCGCAGATTTCAGCGCCGACTTGCGCTGCCCGAACCGCGTGCGGACAAGATCGGCGTCCGTCGTCGGTAGCTTCGTGATCGCCGTCTTGAGCGTCGTCTCGGCGTAGTTGTCGAGCGCGCGCACCGTGTCGCATTGGTCGATCGAGGTCATCATCTGCCGCGCTGTGGCGGAAATATCCGGGACCTGGTCGCGGGGCTCCGGCATTTCGTCGCGCTCGGGATCGTCGCCCGTCTCGATCTGGAACAGTTTGTAGAGCAGATACTTGTTCGCGCCGGTGATCGCCTTGTAGACGCCCTTGTCGCTTACCCCGGCCTTGTTGCGGTCGTTGCCGCTGCCGGCCATGGCGATCTTGTGCGGCCAGATATCGCCGTCTTTGTGCGCCAGGGTGTATTCGACGATGACGTGGGTGTTGCCGTGCGCGTCCACGTCGGAAAGCTTCGTGACGCAGGGCAACAGCAATAAGCCGGCCTCGACCATCGCGGGGCGAAGCGCTTCGAGCACGGCGGCCTCCCCGGCATACTTGTAGCCGATCGGGCTTTTCTTGGTCTTCTGCACGTAGCCGACTTTCGACATGACTTCGTGCAGAGCCTTGGCGATCTTGGCTGACATACTCTTACTCCGCTGCCTGTAGATGCCTGATCTCGGTCGGCTTCTCGGCGTAGGTCTTGCGCGCTTCCTTGACGATTTCGAGCGCGAGCGTGAGGACGGTTTCGGCGTTGGCCAGTTCGGCCTCGGCCTTGGTTTCGAATTCCGGCTTCATCGGGAGCCATGTGACTGCCGACACGAGAGAACGGGCATACGAGTTGAGCCCGGTCGAATAGCTCTCGATGGCGCGCAAGTAGGGAGCAATGGTCTTGTCCCATTCGGCAAGGCTGGTCATGGTTAGCGCACTCCTGCGAGGTTGTTTTGGGTTGCTCTCTTCTGTTTTCTCAGCCTGGGTGTAAGGAGCGCGGCTTCCGCGTTCCACCCATGGGTAACTCGATGCTTTATGGTCCCGTAGCAGAGGCTTGTTCCTGATTTGGCAACCGCCTCAAGAAGCGAAAGCCGCTCACCTCTGAATGTCACATAAATTGTGTTCGTCCGATTGTTGGCCTGCTCTTTTGCCGTTGCCCATCGGACATTCCCCGGCTCATAATTCCCGCGCACGTTAATTCGCTCGATCGAATGCTTCGGCGTCGGGCGCGGCCCCACATGGGCAAGAAACGCCTCAAAGTCTTTGACCCATGCCGGATGCAGTTTGATACCGCTACCGCCGTAACGCGGGTAATCCTTTGAGGTAGTTTTCAGACAGCGCGACTTGATTGCGCGAAACGAGCTATATTCGAGCGTCTTTGTTTTACCGTGCGTTGTCTGTTGTGCGCGGGCCTTTTCGTCTCGGAAACATCCGCACGAGCGTGTGCCGCCGTAACGAAGATCAGCGCGCCTGACGATAACCCGCTTCCCGCAATCGCAAACGCAATTCCATCGCGTGGCCGTTTTGCGAACATGCGGAACGCGGCTGACGGCTGTGAGCCGCCCAAACCTCTGTCCAGTTAGATCGATGAGGACTTGCCACATGTTAGATTTTTGCCAGTGGATTGCGACGGCGATGGCGGGCGAGCTGGCGCTCGATGCGCTTGGCGCAGGCGTTCGCATCTTCCGAGCGCTCGGAAATCTCCTGAGCGGCGAACTGCATGACGACCGCCGAGCCGGCCAGCCGCGCCTCGGCAAGCCGCAAGGCCGCCATGGCGATGTGGAGCGCGTGCTGATAGAGGGCGCCGACATCCAGGCTGATGCCCTCCGGGAGATGCGGGACGCGGTGTGTATACGTGACTCTGACGGCGGGCTCTTGGTGATCGTCGGGGCCGACGGAATGCGCTGCGTTGTGATAGCTCATGGTGCGCGTCCTTCTGCTTTGGCGTCCGCGAGGCCGCAATTCCCATGTGTTTTGCTCGGTTCGAAGCTTGCAGATGCAAGGCTCGGGTTGCTGGTGACCAGCGACCACCGCCAAATCATGCAGGCGGAACCCATGCAGTGGGCCGATGCATAGGGATCGGGCTGCCGCATCGGACACCATTTCGTTTTGGCTTCGTCTTCGGTCATGGCGTGCGGCCTTCTGCTTTGGCGATGGCGGCCATTGCGAGCGACGTGGTTTCGACTTTGATGTGAGGATTTTTTCCAAGCGTCTCGGAAATAAAGGCCTTCAGCGCGGCGAGCATGTCCTGATATTCCGACAGCGTTTCGTCGAGCGCCTGCCGCGACACGCCGACCTCGACGCCATCCATGTCGAGTTGGCGCTGATGGCTCTTGAGGTTTTCCGATCCCGCACTCATCCTACGGTCCAATCTTCCTCGAAACCGGGGATATAGTTGACGCTGGGATCGATCTCGCGGCGTGGCCTGCGCCCCTTGCCGATCCGGGACTTCCGGTATTCAGCGTTCATCTGCTCGACGATGCCGGGCATGGCCGCATTGGCGCGGTCCATCTGCTCACGGGCGCGCTTGAGCCATTCGTCTTCCGCCAGAGCCGGGTCAGGAATGAGGGGGGCGAGGGACATCGATCAGCCCTCGAAGCCTTCGGCGCGAGCTATGGCGGCGTCGATGTTTTCGATGCAGAGTTGGCCGATACCGGCGTCCGGGCAGTGCAGGTTCATGAGCGACACAATTGTCCATCGAGATGATTTGAGCGCGGCGAGCAATTCCGCGGTTCGACCTTCCGCAATGAGCTTGTCATTGTGGGGCTTCACGATCGCCATCATGTCGTCCATGGAGAGGTTCATGGCGTGCTCCTCGGTGAAAATTGATTGCGATACCGGCCCTTGCGGCCTCGATCGCGGGCGTTATCCAGCGGCGTGCCGAGAAAGAGATGATCTGGATTGACGCAGCAGGGCGTGTCGCACTCGTGCAGAACTTGAAGCTCGCCGGGGATTGGCCCTCGATAGAGCCTCCATGCGTAGCGGTGCGCTCGATGATTTTTGCCGGATCGGACAAATGTCCCGTATCCGTACCGATCGACGGCGCCGAGCCAAATCCAGCATCCCGCCATCGGGATAGGCGTCAGCCGGTCCTCAAATTCTGAGGCCGTGGGGAATGGAAGGCGGGGAGGCGACATGGCTGCTCTCGCTTCGATGAGAGCACCATACTTAAATTTGGGTAGGTGTCAACCTAAAAATGAGTTAGCCTGTTTTTTGACGCCTCAGGCCGGCATCCTCGATGGCTTTCGAGATGCGCTCTTTCTCGCTGGGGGGGAGCGCTTCGTACTTTTCCGCAACCGCTGCAGGGGTCAAATATTGGGGACCCTTTGACCGGGAACCCTCTTTCCATAGCAGCCATTCTCGGGTGGTGCGCAAGGCTTCGGCAAGCTCTGCAGCATGGCGTTGCGGGCGCTTTGGGCCGCCGCCCTCGATCCAGTTAATGTTCGATTGGCTGTAGCCAACCTCCTCGCCAAGCCTCTCCTGCGACAGGCCAAGCTCCTCGCGGCGCTCCCTCACCCTCGCCCCGAAGGCGACTGAATCGACCTTGCGCATAAGCGCAATTCTACTGAATTTTAGGTGGGCCGTCCCCCACAGATTTTTAGGTTGACTTTCACCTAAATTTGGGTTTGATGGGGGCATGTCTTCGACCGAAGCACTAAAACTCGCATGTGAACGGGCGGGCGGGCAAAAGCCGCTCGCCGATCGTATCGGAACCACGCAATCGCAGGTTTGGTATTGGCTGTCCCGCTCCAAGCGAGGGGTGCCTGGCGAGTTTGTATTGCCCATCGAGCGCGAGACTGGCGTTCCGCGACATGAGCTAAGGCCCGACCTGTATCCGGCAGAGGTGGGAGCGTGAGGGCGATAGCGGGCGAATTTCAGAACCGTCATCGTCGCCGCCCGGATTGCAATTCCACGTTTCCGCCACGTCCAATCTTGCCACAATGTGAGGTAGCGGACAACGGAATGAATCTGCATCGCAGAGTTGCGGGGAGCACTGCAACAATCCAGGGAACAAAACCATTCCGGTGTTTTCGTAGGGTGTCGTTGCGTCAATCGAGGGGCTGTACATGCGTGTCGTATCGTCTGGTTCTGAAATCGTTGCAATCAATGCCGCGGCGGAATCCCGCCACGAAACTTTGCCGGCCGCCGCCGCCAACAATCGCGGCAACATCCTGCCGCAGGCCGAATGGTTCGCCGTCATGGCGCGCGAGCTCTGGGCCTTCAAGGTCGGCGCGCACCTTCAACATCATCTCGGCTACAGCGACCGGACGTGTCGCGCCTGGGGCTCTGCCGAGAGCGAGCCGCCAGCTAGAGCGCTCGCCCTTCTACTTCGCACCGAAGATGGCCCGCGCGTACTCGCCTACATCATGCGCGGTTCTGACGCGGAATGGTGGGCTGCTCTCCAGGCCGCCGCCGCCGCACTTGGCTGCATAGAGAAATAGGGGAGGGGAAACCGAATGCAGAAAACTCAAGAGCCTTACTCGCTGGCTGAAAAACTGCGCCTGTTGAAGGCAATTGAGGACAAGCTGCGGCCCTATGAAATCCGCGCCCTATTCCCCAATCGCACCGAGCGGGCGATCTATACCAAGATCCGATACGAGAAGCACAAAGAACTCAATAAGTCTCTACGGATTACCCACATCGGGGTGAGGCCAGATGATGAGCCTCCTGTGTCCGACGCCGATGCCGTCTCGTCAAATCTCGACAACCAGGAACAGGACGCGCGCTTCCAAGATGCGCTGAGAGCGGCAATCGATGCCGGGCTCGAAATATTCCCGGTATCGTCGCGTAATCTTCCTTGCGGCGAATTCCGGCCGGTGCACTTTGATCGGCAGTCCGGTGTGTCGTTCGGGCGCTCGCCTGCACTTCTCTGTGCAGAACTCGGATCGCGCTAGGCTTAGTTCAATTTCGCTCCTAGTCGTTGCGTATCGCGTGTCGTTTCACCGCTTAGCGAGAGCGCAACCTTTGAACTTGCTCAAACCAAATACTGCTGAGTCGTCGGACGCCCATGGACACTCTGGGGCGGCTCAGGATGCGTGGTCACCAGGGGGCCCGGCTACAGCCACATCCCGATCCGAAATGCACGAGGGACTGCCGCAGGGCGACCGATAACCCTGCAAGTTGGTGCAAAGGGTGTCCGCGCGGTCGCGAGACATCTGCCCAAAGCGACGGCCGGCTCCGTTGAGCACCGAATCGCAAGGGCCTAGGGGACGGGTCCGGCACGCTGCTGGGCCTAGTCTTCCTATGCCCTTCGCTCCGACCTCACCATTGAGCACGACAGTAGAACAGTAAGACGAAAATACCCCGCCGAAATCGAAAGCGCGCCGCGAAATAGGTTTTCTTCCTTCCTCAATAGGGCGGAAATTCTGGTGGAAAAAACGGTGGAATTTCCGGTGGAATGCAAATGAAGCCAAAGAACCTGACTAGGTTGATGGCTCTCGGGCTGCCGGCTACCGCGCTGGCGGAAGTGCTCGCTATCTTCACCGAGGAAACCGCCCCCTTTGAAAAGCGCCGCGCCTATGACCGGGATCGGAAGGCAAAAAAGGCGGCGGCGCCGGAAGCTGGTCCGGTAAATGGCCACGCGGTCGCGGGCGTCGAGATCAAAGTGGATACCCCGCAATGGCGAGCCTGGGAAAAATTCCGGGGAAAATCCCTGCCATGCGGGCGTTCAGGCGTGTGGGTTGTTGAAACCGAATGGCCACCAGAACATCGGGGAAATTGAATGAGCCTATCCGAGCAAGCTCTCGACCTTCTTCACCGCCAGCCCGGCCGCAAGCGCATATCCTCCCGCCGCCCGGAGGCCGAGCGCGACCACCGCCCTGTCGAGCCTGCGCATGTCATCCAGGGCCCCGCACTCGCCATCAGGATAAAACACATGGGTGCGACCGCAGACAACGCGAAGGACGAGAACCACGCCACGACGCTCGGCCAGATGCTACTTCGCTGGAAAGCCAATCAGACCGACCCTTCCGGTATTTCCAGAGACCAGTTCACGGCCGCTGGCGACTACCGCAGAGTCGTGGTCAGCCATCACCGCCTCATGGGGGTGCCATCGGCCAATCCGCGCGCCACGGACCTCCTGTGCCCCGGCAAAGGGATAGACTGCTCGCCTGAGCCCGACCAGGAAGTTATTGATCGCATCCGGGGGGAGTTTCGGAACTGCCGCCGCGTGCTTCTCGATTGCGGAGCCGAGGTCGGGGCCGGGTCTCGGATTAACAAGCTGGTCTATGCCGTCTGTATCGAAGATGTCCACATATCGACGCTGCAATGGTTTGACTTCGGGAACCTGCGCAACGGGCTGAATGCGCTGGCGAGGTATTTCAAATAGGGGATAGGAGAAAGCCACATGACAGAGATGGATCGGAAAGTAGGCGAGGCTTGGGAAAAACGTAAGACGGAGGGAAAGATCTATGGCCACTCCCGTAGCGAGGTTACCAACAAGGTACTCGAAGAATTTGAGCGCACACTGAGCCCGGAACAGTTCGATATCATGCTGCTCAAAAGCGACGGGTTGGTGGGAAGCTTCGGTGCTTTCAAGGCTTACGAATTGCATACCCGCATCTTGCTTCGACTACTGGCCGCTGCTGGCAAATGACCCCCCAACAACCTGTGGACAACTCCGAAGCCCTCCACGCCAAGATCGACCTCCTACGCGAAGCCCTTAAACCCTTCGCCGACAGCCTATGGCGCTGGGAAATCCGCCCTGGCTATATCAACTCCGCACAAGACACCTTCACGCTGGGCGATGTGAACTATCTCACGGTCGGGGATATCAAGCGGGCGGCCAAGGCGTATCACAGCGGATCATAGGAGACATAGATGCGCATCTATTGGCTGTGGGGATTAGCCGAACGGATGGAACTGAACGATGCGTGGCCCCGCCGGCTCTGGGCTACAATCAGCAAATGGCAGGACCGCGCCTATGGGTGGCATCACCCGGATGATTGGTACGAATGAGCATCATATCCCTTGACGGCCGCCGACGACACCTATATGCGGGAAATTACATCATTCAGTAATGCGCCCGCAGGGACCATCCCGAGCGGGCGTTTCGCGTTTCGGGCCGCGTCCCCACGTAAGCCCGATTGCCGGCGGCGGCCACTTGCATCACCCGGCACATGATGGCCCCGCCGGCTCCTATTCAGTTCGACCACTTTGGGAGATCACGCAGGGAGGAGCAATATGAAACACATCGTCATTGTTACCAGGATTCTACAGTATCAGTTCGAGATCGAGGCCGCGGACGAGCACGATGCCTATCGCGTCGCGAAGGAACGGGCCGCTGCTGGGTTTCCAGGAATGCAGTTCGCGGACATTTCGCAGTTTCACACCATCAAGATGTTGCAATGCACGGGGACGCCGACGGTGACCCACACCGTTGGTGAAACACGGCCGCCTGCGCCCAAGCGGGCCGCGCGCAAATAAGCTCCCATTCGGGGACTTCCTCCAGTTGGCCCCGAAGGCCGGCGGCGCCTCGACCACACGCAGCGATGCGCTCCCTGGGTTCCGCCGGCCGCCCTTTTGAAGGAGGCGATTTATGGATAATTGGAATCTGCCGCCGCCGTCTTTGACTCCATGGGACAAAGAGTTCCTTGGAAAATGCTTCGCCGTTATGGGGGCGGGCATCATCCTGATGTGGTTGGGTGGCGCATTCGCATAATGGGCGTTGGCAGGCCGTCCGATTATTCCCCGGAAGTGGCCGACAAGATTTGCGGTCTGATTGCAGACGGCCAATCGCTTCGCGAGATATGCGAGGCTGATGAAATGCCTGATAAAGCGACAGTATTTCGGTGGCTGGATAAGCACGAGGAATTTCGCGACCAATACGCGCGTGCGCGCGAGGCTCAGGCCGAACATTGGGCCGATGAAATTCTCGAGATAGCCGACGACGGCTCGAATGACTGGATGGAGCGCCAGAGCCGCGATGGTTCCACCCAGGAGGTAATCAACAGCGAGCACGTCACGCGGTCCCGCCTGCGGGTGGATTCGCGCAAATGGCTCATGTCGAAGCTGGCGCCCAAGAAATACGGGGATCGGGTTGACCTCACACATGCCGGCCCTGACGGCGGCCCCGTCAAGATTGAGCAAATCCAACGTGTCATCGTCGACCCTAAGCATTCCGACAGCGAGAGTGTTTCGCCCGCTCCTGGAACCGAGCCGGTATAAGGCTGCAGACGGGGGCCGTGGCTCGGGCAAGTCGCACTTTTTCAGCGAGCTCCTTGTCGAGGACAGCCTGGCCGAAAAAGGCCTTCTTTCCGTCTGCATCCGCGAAGTGCAAAAGACGCTGCAGGACTCCTCGAAGCGCCTGATCGAGCACAAGCTGGCGGTCCACAATCTCGGCGAGCCGGAAGGCTTCAAGGTCTGGAAGGACCGGATCGAGACGCCCGGCGACGGCGCCATCATCTTCAACGGGATGCAGGATCACACCGCGGAGTCGATCAAGTCGCTCGCCGGCTTCAAGCGGGCATGGATCGACGAAGCGCAGATGCTATCGGTGCGCAGCCTCACGCTGCTGCGGCCGACCATTCGCGAGCCCGGCTCGCAGATATGGGCGAGCTGGAACCCGCGCCGCAAATCGGACGCGATCGATCAGTTCTTGCGCGGCTCCCCGCCGAAGGGCGCCGCGATCGTGCGGGCGAACTGGCGCGACAATCCCTGGTTCACGGCCGAGATGGAAGCCGAGCGCCGGCACGACCTTGAGCATTACCCCGAGCGTTACGACCATATCTGGGAAGGCGAATACGCCAAGGCGTTCGACGGTGCCTACTTCGCCAGGCAATTGACCCAGGCCAAGGCGCAGGGCCGCATCGGTCGGGTGGCAGCCGATCCATTGTTGCCGTTGCGGGCCTGCTGGGATCTGGGCGGTTCCGGCGCCAGCGCCGATGCCATGTCGATCTGGATCGTGCAGTGGGTCGATCGCGAAATCCGCGTGCTCGACTACATCGAAGGCCAGGGCCAAGTGCTGGCCTATTACGTCAACGAATTGCGTTCCCGCGGCTACAGCCACGCGATCTGTCATTTGCCGCATGACGGCGTGAACGCCAACAGCGTTACCGGCAAGCGGTATGAAGACCACTTGCGCGACGCCGGTTTCGATGTGCCAGAGCCCACGCCCAACCAGGGCAAGGGCGCGGCGATGATGCGCGTCGAGGCCGTGCGGCGGATTCTCCCGCGCTGCTGGTTCAACGAAGCGTCAACGGAAGCCGGCCGCGATGCTCTCGGCTTCTATCACGAGCACAAGGACGAGGAGCGCAAGGTGGGGCTGGGGCCAGATCATGATTGGTCGTCCCACGCGGCCGACGCCTTCGGGCTGATGGCGATCGTTTACGAAGAACCGGAGCGCGAGCGCGAGAAAGCGCGGGGCGCGCACGCATTTGAAGGATCGTGGATGGGATGACGCGCCGCGAAAGGTGGAAGCTGGGAGGCGATGAAATGACGCGCCTCAACGAACTCGACCGTCTTGAGATGTGGGATGTCTGCCGACGCATGCGGCCGGATTGGACGGGAGAGAAGTTCGAAGAACACTGGAAAGAGTTCTGCCGTCTCAAGGAACAGCACGCCAAGTCATGAGCGAGAAAGACCTGATCGCCGACGGCAAGGAGGCCTTTGAGCAGGCCGTCGACGCGGAAGGAGACAATCGGGCCAACTTCATCGACGACCTGAGGTTCGCGCGCCTGTCCGAGCAATGGCCGGACAAGATCATCAAGCAGCGCCAGCTCGAAGGCCGCCCGTGCCTGACCATCAACCGGCTGCCGTCATTCATCCGGCAAGTGGTCAACGATGCCCGGCAGAATAAGCCGGCCATTAAGGTCCACCCGGCCGATAGCCAGTCCGATGTGGAGACGGCCAAGATTTACGATGGCCTGATCCGCAATATCGAATACGCCAGCAGCGCCGACACGGCTTACGACACGGCGACCGAAAGCGCGGTGTCGGGTGGCTTTGGGTATTTCACGATCGACATCGACTTCGCCCATGACGACACATTTGACCTGGACATCCTGATCAAGCGGGTTCCCGATCCGCTGTTGATTTACGGCGACCCCAATTCCACGGAAGCGGATTCGTCGGATTGGAATACCGCATTTGAAACCGTATTCATTCCGAACGACGAATTCGAGGAGGACTACCCCGACGCCGAGAAGGTGGATTTCGACTCTCTGGCGAAGGAGGTTGGCGAGCCTTGGTTTCGGGAAAATAACGTGCTGGTCGCAAAATGGTGGCGGCGCGAGGAGGTCGAGCGCACCATCCTGCTCATGTCGGACGGCTCTGTGCTGGATGAGGAACGCCTGGCCGACTGCAAGGATTATCTCGATGCGCAGGGCATCACGGTGCTCAAGTCGCGCGTGGCCAAAAGCTACAAGGTCAAGCGCCACCTGATGACCGGCGCGGAAATCCTCAAGTCGGAGGATTGGGTCGGCAAGTTCATCCCGATCGTGCCGGTGTATGGCGACGAGATCATGATCGACGGCAAGCGGCATTTCCGCTCGCTGATCCACGACGCCAAAGATCCTCAACGGATGTTCAACTATTGGCGCACGACCACGACCGAGCTCGTGGCGCTCGCCCCCAAAGCGCCTTTCATCGGCAAGAAGGGGACCTTCAAGATCGACGCGGTGAAATGGGCAACCGTGAACACGCAGAGCCATTCCACGCTGGAATACGACAACGAGATGCCGCAGCGCCAGCCCTTCGCGGGCGTCCCGGCCGGCGCGCTGCAGGAAGCGCTCAATTCCTCCGACGACATGAAGTCGATCATGGGCATCTATGACGCCTCGCTCGGCGCGCGATCGAACGAGACCAGCGGCAAGGCCATCATGGCGCGGCAACGGGAAGGAGACGTATCGACCTTCCACTTCATCGACAATATGTCGCGGGCCATTCGTCACGCGGGCCGGATCATCATCGACCTGATCCCGCATATCTACCAGAACGACCGTATCGTTCGCGTGCTGGGCGAGGACGGCACGCCGTCGCAGGCCCCGCTCGGTCAGCCGGTTCCGGTCACGGACCCGCAAGGCCAGCCGGTGATGAACCCGCAGACGGGCGAGCCACATACCCGCATCTATGATCTTGGCGTGGGCAAGTATGACCTGACCGTCACGGCCGGGCCATCGTACACGACGCGGCGGCAGGAAGCGGCCGATCAGATGGTCGAGCTATTGCGCGCCTTCCCGCAGGCCGCGCCGGTCATCGGTGACCTTTATGCCAAGAGCCTTGACTGGCCTGGCGCGGATGAAATCGCGGCGCGGCTCAAGGCGCTTTACGAGCGCACGATGGGCGGGGGCGGGCAGCAGCAAGGGATTCCGCCCGAACAAATCGCGAAGGTCACCCAAGAGCTGCAGCAGTTGCAGGCGCGCGTCGCCGAGCTCACGCAGGAAAACACGGTGCTCAAGCACAATGCCGACATCAAGCAGCAAGAGGTCCAGGTCAAAGGCTTCGACGCCATGACAGACCGGATGCGCGCCGTCCACGACATCACGAAGCCGCCAGAGGTCCACGTACCGCCCGCAGCGTGATGGGAGATTCAGAGATGAAATACATTCGGATGTATGACATCGCATGGGATGAGGATTTTCAGTGCGAGGCTGATGACGAAGTCGCCGCGAGAGCGAAGGCTTGCGGTATGGAAGTCGCCGATCATCCTTTCCCAAAACTACCCATACGGCAACGCTCGAAGGCGGATGCGGACCGCGAACGTGCCGATGAGTATGACGAGGTTGAAAGCGGTGGAAAGAAATATCTCATCAAGAAACCACCGACGACCGGCACACCGCCGGCAACCTGATTTTCCCACCAACCGAAAGGAGTGGAACCCATGTCATCCACCGATGGCACGACCGAACTCGACCCCAACGCAGCGGAAACGCCAAGCGGCGAGGTCGAGCAGGAAGAGACGCTGACGCCGGCAGAGGGCGACGGCGAAGCCGAAGGTGGCGAGCAAGAAGCCGACGACTCGGAAGAAGTCGAGCACGAAGGCGCTAAGTACCGCATCCCGAAGGCGCTCAAGGGCGCTCTCTTGATGCAGGCCGACTACACGCGCAAAACGCAGGAGTTGGCTGAAAAGGGGCGGGGCCTCGACAGTGAGCGCGAGTCGTTCACCAAGGAGAGCGAAGCCCGCCGGCAGAGCGAGAAAGACATCGGCCGCGTTGCGGTCATGGACGAGGAGCTGGAGGCGTACAGGAAAGTCGACTGGCAGGCATTCCGGAACACCAATCCGGAACAAGCCGCCGCGGCGTTCCAGGACTACTCTTTGCTACGTGACCGGCGCGACGAGCTGGCCACCAAAGTGCATACCGACGTGCAAAAACGGTCGCAGGAAGCGCAGCAAACCTTTGCCAAGCGCTATGCGGAAACCAACGGCACGTTAGCAAAAGACATCAAGGGCTGGAACCAGGACACCGCCACCAAGCTACGAGACTTCGCAGTCGCGAACGGCGCATCGCAACAGGACATTCTGACGCTCGCCGTCAACGCTCCGCTGGTGAAGCTCCTGCACAAGGCGTGGCTCGGGGATCAGCTCATTGCCAAGCAGGCCAAGGCGGCACAAGCCGCCAGGGTCGATGTGGCGAAACCCGAGGAAGCCCAACCACTCACGCCAGTAACCCGTCGTCCGTCCGGCAATGCGAAAGCCGGTCTGCATGATGGCCTGTCGGCAGAGGAGTGGATGAGGCGCCGAAACGCTCAAGTGAAACGCAAGTAATCCCACCCATCGGCCCGTCGTGAGACGCGCCCAGCCCAGCGCGGTCGCATTGAGCGCCCGCCAGAAGGAACCCTATGGCTAATACCCTCCTCACTCCCACCGCGGTGACCCGCGAGGCTCTCCGCATTCTTCACCAGAAGCTCAACTTCATCGGCAACTGCAATCGTCAGTATGACGAGCAATACGCCAACAACGGCGCCAAGATCGGCACCGATCTGAAGGTCAGGCTTCCCAACCAGTACGCGGTGCGCCGCGGCACGTCGCTTTCGGCGCAGGATACCGTCGAGTCGAGCGTCACGATCTCGATCGCCAGCCAGTACGGCGTGGATCTCAACTTCACGTCGACCGACCTCACCCTGTCGCTGGATGACTTCTCGACCCGCATTCTCGATCCGGCGATGGCCGTTCTGGCGGCCAACATCGAAGGCGACATGCTGTCCCAGGTCTACAAGGACGTTTACTACAGCGTGACCAACTTCGGCTCGGCGGCGACCTTCGCCAAGGCCCTATCGGCCCGCAAGGTGCTGGTGGACAATCTGGCGCCGACCAGCAAGCGCTCTGTCGTCCTGCAGACCCAGGACAACGTGGACCTGGTGGACGCCCTCAAGGGCCTGTTCCAGGACTCCGGCGAGCTTGCAGAGCAGTACCGCGAAGGCCTCATCGGCCGCACCGCGGGGTTCAATTGGTACGAAAACACGCTGCTGCCGAGCCATGTTCGCGGCGCGGGCACGTCGGCCTTCACGACCGACACCCGCACCTCGGCGCTGGCGCTTACCTCGACGGCGGTGACCTCGCTGACCACCAACGCGCTGGCCTCGGGCGGCTTCCTCAAGGGCGACATCGTGCGTATCGCCAACGTGATGCGCGCCCATCCCGAGACCAAGGGCAACACCGGCGTCCAGCAGAGTTTCGTGCTGACCGCCGATGCCGCCTCGGGCGCGACCTCGATCTCGATCTCGCCCTCCATCATCCTGTCGGGCGCGTATCAGAACGTGGTCATCCCGACCGTGGCGCAGTCCGCGACCGGAACGGCGGAAGGCACGGCATCGTCCACCTATCCGGTGTCGCTGGCGTTCCATCGCGATGCCTTCGCGTTCGTCACCGCCGATCTGGTCATGCCGAACGGTGTCGACTTCAAGGCCCGCGAAGTCATGGACGGGATCTCGATGCGTATCGTGCGCGCCTACGACATCAACAACGACAAGTTCCCGTGTCGTCTCGATGTGCTGTGGACCGCGAAGTCGATCCGCCCGAACCTCGCGTGCCGCATGGAGTTCAACGGCTCGTAATCCTCCACCTGGGGCGGTCGCAAATGGCCGCCCCTTTTTCATGAGGTCACATGACGGAAATCAAGTCCGGTCGCAAAGCGGCCGATGTGAAACTGTTCATCGCCATGCTGGCCCTCGACGGCCGCACCCATTGCGTCACGACTGGCTCGCTGCTCGAAGCCCAGGCCCACATGATCTCGGCCGGCATTCCGAACACGCCGCACGTTCAATTCCTGATGCAGGACAGCAACGTGCCGTTCTCCCGCAATCGCGCGGTGGCGCAGTTCATGCTCACCGACTGCACCGACCTGATTTTCATCGACTCCGACGTGAGCTGGGATGCCGCGACGTTCCTGCGTCTCTTGTGTCATCCGGTCGATGTGGTCGGCGCCACCTATCGGCAAAAGATTCAAGACCCGGTGACCGGCGAGCTGGTCGTCAGATACGCGGTCGACTTCCTCTATGACGAAAATGGCGACAGTAACGGCAGCGATCCAGAAACGGGATTGCTCGAAGTGCGGCGCCTTCCCACCGGGTTCCTCCGAATATCGCGCAACGCCATCCAGCGCATGATTAACGAGTGTGACGTGCCGGAATACCAGATCGACGACCACGGCAAGCCGCTGACGATCAATCGGCTGTTCTCCTTCGATTACGTAAATGGGCAGGAAATCAGCGAGGATTATCGGTTCTGCGACCTTTGGCGCGCGATCGGCGGCAAGGTGTGGTGCGATCCCGAAATGCGGGTTCATCACCACGGCCTGGCATCATTCAGCGGTCATCTCGGCGAATTCATGCGCACTCTGGTCGCGGCTCATCCGAAGGCGGAGAAAGCCGCATGAAGCTCTCCATCATCATCACCACCCGCAACCGCCCGCACCTGATCGTTCCGCATGTCCGCGTGACGCTGCGTAACGTCCGCGATCCCAACACCAAGATCGTGGTTATGGCGGACGAGGACGACGCCGCAACTGCGCTGGTTCGCCCGCAGCTTGAGCGCTTGGGCGTCAAGGTGGTGACGGTCCCGCGCCCACAATCGCTGGGCGGTAAGTTCAATCTGGGAATGGCGGCCGAGCCCGGCGACGTTTATCTCGCGCTGGTCGATCATACGCCCATGGAAACCGTTGGATTTGACAAGAGAATCCTCGACGCCTCCACCATGTACCCGGACGGCTATGCCTGCATCTTCAATTGGTGGGCCAACCTGTCCTTCCCCTTCATCAATGCCGTGACGCATAAGCTGGCGGTGAAGATGGGAGGCATCTATCCCGAGCTTTATCCTTACTGGTTTATCGATCATCACCTGTTCGACGTGGCCCGCATGATCGATCGCATCGTATTCGTCGATGTGGTGGCGACCACGGCGCGCAAGGAAAGCGCCGGCAAGGTGTGGACAACCAACAAGCGCGAAACGTGGTTCTGGGCACTGCTGTTTGATGCCCTTGCCAAGGAACGCCAGGAGATGGCGCGCTCGATCATCGAAAGCGACGACTTTGACGAGACGCCGGTTCGCAAGCGGGTGCTACTCAACAATTTCCCATGGGTCGCGCATCACTCGATAATGGTCAACTCCTACGCAAGGCAGGATTTGGGCGGAGATTTCACGACCGACGCCTGGTACGAGGCGGTGAAGGCGACCGGCGTGGCGAAGCTCAAGCAGGCGCTTTCGGCCGAGCAATTTCTTGAATACGAGACGCTACAGGCGCGCGTCGACAAAGACACCAAAAAGGTGGCCGCATGATGCTCGCCACCCTCGAATACGCCAAGCCCCTGCAAGTCGATACCGAAATGTTCGAACTGGTGGATCTGATCAAGCGGGAGGGCGTGCGCTCCTATCTCGAAATCGGCGCACGATACGGCGGAAGTTTCGAGCGCATCATGATGGCGATGGGCAAGGGGAGCCGCGGCGTCCTGGTCGATTTTCCAGGGGGGAATTTCGGCGACGGCAATTCCGCACCGATCCTGTTGAGCGCGGTATCGCGCCTGCGCCGGAACGGGCTCAAGGTGGATGACGTGATATTCGGCCCATCGGGGGCGCCGGAAGTCTTGAGCCGCGCGAAAGCGCTTGCACCATACGACGCGGTGTTCATCGACGCCGACCATTCCTATGAAGCGGTGCGGCGGGATTTCTTCACGTATGCGCCGCTCGGCCACATGATCGTCCTGCACGACATTGCGGCGCCGGAGGGCACGCAATCGAAAACCGGCCGCCCTGTCGAGGTGCCGCGATTCTGGCAGGAGATCAAGGGCCGCTATCGCCACGAAGAAATCATCGCCCCGAATACCAACATGGGCATTGGGGTGATCTGGCGATGACCCGATCCGAAGCGATGCGGCAGCGCTGGTCTGATCCGGTCAAGCGCGCGCAACTGGTTACGGCCTATCGGGTGGCCGCGCGAGAGCCGAAGCGCTACGCGCAAAACGCCCGCAACATCGAGCGCGGGCGACTCGAAACCCTGGATGCCGAGGCGCGAGCCCAGATCGTCGCTGCCGTCGCCGCAGGGCGTGGTCGCAAGCAAGTCGCGGCCGATTGGCTGGTCTGTATCGATACGGTCGGCAAATACGTCCGCGAAGCCCAGGAGCGGCGATGAGCATCGGCACCTACGCCCAACTCAAGACAGCCATCGAGACATGGCTGGCGCGCACGGGTGATACCGAAATCAGCGCCAACGCGGCCGATCTTGTCACGCTCGCCGAGGCGAGACTTAATCGCGAGCTAAGGCTGCGGGTGAATTGGACCAATGCGGCTCTGACGGGCACCATCGGCGTAAGCACGGTTTCGCTGCCGTCCGACTTCCTTGAGGCGCAATCGCTGTTCCTGACCACGTTCGGGATTCAGACGAAGCTCGGCACCTTCGCGGCCGGCGAGCGGCCGATCGGCACCACCAACGGCGTCCCAGGCATATGGGCGATCGATGGAACAACTATCCAACTCGATCTTCCCTGCGATCAGGCCCACACCTTCATCTTCCGCTATCTCGCGCGCTTTGCGCTCTCCGACGCGACCCCGACAAACTGGCTGCTCACGTATCATCCTGATGCCTACCTGTTCTCTGCGCTGGTCGAAGCCGAGACGCTGACAAAGGACACGAGCCAGCGCTGGATTGCGCTCTGGAAGGAGCGTGCCGACGAGGCGATTGCCTCCATCAATGAAATCCAGGCCCGCAATATCCTCGTTGCCAAACTAAGGGTTGATCCGGCCATCGGCGCGCCGCGGCCCTTCAACATCTATACGGGGCTGTAATGCCCGCGATCGGGTTCGGAGAATACCGCCCGGACGTGTCGGACTACAACGGGCAGCACACGCAGCAGCTCGCCAACGTGCTGCCGCGCGGCGACGGCTACGGGCCGGTGAGGGCGCCACAGGTCTTTTCCTCTGCGCTACCCGCGGGGTGTCGCAAGCTGTTCTATGCCCGGAAAATGACAGACGGCACGATTGTCGTCTTTGCATTCACGTCGAACCGCATCTTCAAGCTCGACAATACCGCCTTGACCTGGACACCAGTATCGAAGGTCGCGGCGCTGACCTCGATCAGCAACGGCAGTCCGGCGGTGTTCACGCTCAACAGCCACGGGCTGTCGAACGGCGATACCATCGTTCTGTCGACCTCTGCCACGCTGCCGACAGGCCTCACGGTCGGCACGATCTATTATGTCATCAACGCGGCTGCGAACACGTTCAATGTTTCGCTCACGTCGGGCGGAACGGCGGTCAACACGTCGGGCGCGGGTTCCGGCACACATTCGATGACCTATTTCTACTCGTCGCTGCCCTCAACCGATAACTGGTGGGCGCTGCAATACGGCAACAACGTCCTGTGCGGCCAAGCCAATAGCGTGCCGCAGGCCTTCGACGTGACGGCCTCGACGGCCTTCGCGGATCTCGCCGGTAGCCCGCCGACCGCCAGGTACGGGACCGTTGTTGGTCAGTTCGTGGTGCTCAGCGGCTTGGTCAGCAACCCCAACCGCGCCCAATGGTGCGACCTCAACGCCATCACGACATGGACTTCGGGGGTGGGCTTTGCGAACTCGTTCGACGCGCCCGACGGCGGCATTGTGCGCGGTGTTGCGGGGGGCGAGTTTGGCATTCTGTTTCAGGAATCCTCGCTGCGCCGCTTGATCTATTCGCCGGGGGCCAAGCCCGCATTCCAGATCGAGCGCATCGCCGAGGAAGTGGGCTTGCGCGGTGCTGATTCCATCGTGCGGGCGGGCGAGCGGGTTCTGTTCTATTCGGCGCAGGGCTTCAAGTCCATTGGCCCGACCGGCGGCACCGTCTCGATCGGCAAGGAGCGGGTAGATCGAACATTCGCGGCGGCGCTCGATACCGCAAACCTTCAGCTATTCATCGGGGCTGCGGACCCGGAAGGAACGCGCGCTTTCTGGGCCTACAAGCAGCCTTCGGACTCAAGTACGTCGCTGTTCACCCAAGTCATATCGTATGACTGGCAACTCGACCGATGGGGGCCGCCGTTTCCATTCAGTGGGGAATTTCTCGCTCCTATCGTCAAGCCCGGACTGACACTCGATGCGCTTGACAGCGTTTCATCGTCAATCGACGCGCTCACGTTTTCTCTTGATGCGGTCGGCTCGGCCATCCAAGCGAGCCTCGCGGGCGTGGATTCCAACCACAAGATGGTGTTTTTTTCCGGCTCCAATCTCGAAGCGACCATGCAGACGCCCGAACAATCGCTCGGAGACAGCCGCGTCATGGTGCGTGGCATCCGCCCATTGACCGATGCGCCCAGCGTTTTCGGTTCGATCCAGTACCGCGACACGCTGCAAGCCACGGCCACGACCAGCAGCGAGGCGGCGGTCAACTCGCGTACCGGGATTTGCCCGCTGCGGCGCGATACGCGATATGCCAGGGCGCGCGTTCGCATCCCGGCGGCGACATCGTGGAATTACTGTTCCGGTGTTGAGCCGGATTTCGGGCCGACCGGGGGAATATGAACCTTCTCCCTGTTCCGCCAGACAAGGCGGCGCAGATGCCCGCTCTGGTGTGGGACCATATCGCTCGAGCGGTAAACCGGATCGGCCTCTCGGACCCGGTGAGCGTGCAGTTCGATGTGATGTCGGGCGTTGCCGTGCTCTGGATCGCGGTCGACGAGGTGCCAAAGATCGTCGGGGCCGGCGTCACGCAGATCGAGACGTGCCGGGGAAAGCGTATCTGCACCATTCTGGCATGGGGTGCGGACGACCATCGCCGTTGCGCGCCGCTTCTCTCGGTCATCGACGACTATGCCCGTAGCGAGGATTGCGCGGCGGTGCGGCTCTACGGCCGTGAAGGATGGCGTCGCAAGCTCCCGGACTTTGAACTCAAGGCGATCATCATGGAAAAGGCGCTCTGATGGGTGGAACATCCAAGCAAAGCACAAACACCAATTCTCAGACGCGGACGGACCCCTATGCGCCGACGCAACCGGGTTTGCAGGACATTATCGGGCAGATCGGGGGCCAGATCCCCAACTCGGGGCCGACCGCGACCGAGAGTAACGCATTGGATGCGCTCGGCCGCAACGCGGCGGCGGGCAACCCCTATGCCCCGAAGATAGCGGGTTTGGCGGATGACCTTCTTGGCGGCGGCCCCGACCGAACCGGCATGGTCAACAGCGCCTATAGCGACTTCAAGGGCGCGCTGAGTCCGTACGCGACCTCGGACACGAATCCTTACAGCAATCCATCTTTCGTGAACGCCACCAACACGATGTCGAACGACATCATGGACCGCATCAAGTCGCAGTATGCGGGCGCCGGCTACACGCCGACGAGCTCGGGGGATTTCGGGCAACAAGTGGCGCGCGGCGTCTCGCAGGGCGTGGCCCCGACTTGGCTGCAGGCCAACAACGACCTGGAAAACCGCAAGCTCGGCGCGATCAGCGGCCTGTTGGGCGGCGCCGGCACGACGGCGGGGCTGCTTTCCGGCCTTGACCAGACCGCGTTCGGCAACCGGCAGGCGGGTGTGGGCGTGGCCGGAACAGCGCTTCAGGCGGCGGATTCGCCGTATCTGCGCCAATTGCAGATTGAGGCGCAGCGCCGCGGCCTGCCGCTCTCTGGCCTCGGCAGCCTGGAAAGCCTGCTCCTGCCGCTCGCCCAGGTGGGCGGGGTCAGCAACAGCACCGGGCAGTCCACTGGCGAATACCAGATGTCCGGCGCGGACCAGTTCGCGAAGATCGCTGGAGGACTCAAGAGCCTGACCTCCCTGGGCAACCCGTTCGCGATGGGGGGCGGCTGATCCAATGGGCATTCTCGACGGCTACTACTTCTCCCCCGAGACTTATGGCGGCGTGAACGCCGGGCTCCTGAGCCGCTTGCCGGAATGGATGCTGCCGCAGGGCCAGGGGCAGGGCTTTCCCGATCAGATCCCCGGCAATGCGGCCCCGGCGGTAGGCGATCAACCGCCTGGGTTGCTTGAGAGGCTGCTCGGCGGTACGGGGGCTGGTGGACCCCCGCAGGGCAGCAACGAGACGGTCGGCCAGTTCGGCGGCCCCTCCGAGCCCGGCGCGAGTCCACCGAGCCCGTTTGCCGGCATGTTCGCATCGGCACAGCGGCCCGCCCAAGGCGAATCAGCGAACCCCGCTATGCCTCCTGCGATCGCTCAGGCTCCTATGCGGGCGCCGACCCAGTCACCCGATCGTCTCGGCGCGGCGTTGGGAAGCTTCACTGGGAGTCCGACGCTGTTCGGCGGCCTCGCCAACGCGCTAGGCGGCGCAATTACGGGTCGGCGCATGGACACGCAAGGCATTACGGAAGCCGCCCTTACCAAGCAGGGACTTCCGCCCGAACTCGCGCGCGCGGCTGTGGCCAACCCGACGATCATGTCGGCCGTCGTCCCGTCGCTGTTCGGCCAGAAATATCAGCTCGAAAAGCTCAAGGGCGTGGCCGGCGAAGAAACGCCGTACATCTTCGACCCGCTGCGCGGCCAACTCAAGCCGATCCCCCAAAATGGCGGCATGGCTGGCGTGCCGAACGGCATTCAGGTGCTCGCGCCGGGTGTGACAAGCCTTAACCCGGCCGCAACTGGCGACGCCTATCTGGCGCAGTTCAGCCCCGAAGTGCAGGCGATCGTGAAGGCTCATCTCAATGGCGACGTGATGCCGACTGGCAACCCGCGTATCGCCGGGCTCGTGCCGCTCGCGAAAACGGTCGCAACCACATACGCCCAGCAGACGGGCATTCCCTTCAGCGATGACCTCTACGCCCGCAAGCGCAAGATGGGAACCGACCTTGCGTCGTCGAGCAACAGTTCGATGGGCGGAATTATCTCGAACGGCTTGAGCGCCTTCGAGCATCTTGGGACTCTCGCCGACAAGCTGGCGAACCTTGGCAATTACAGCGGCCCCGATCTTCCGGGCGGCGCGGTCATCGGTGAGATCGGAAACCGTTTCGGTAGCCAAATTCTTCCGCGCGCCGAGACAAAGGACAAGCTTGGCGGTGCGAATACGGCCGCGATGAAATACGGCCAGGAAAGCACCAAGTTCTATGCCGGTTCCGGCGGGGGCGAGGGCGAGCGATTGGCCGCGCTGAAGAATCTCGACCCGGCAGTGGCCACCGGCGCGCAGCAAGCCGGCTACCTGCAAGCCGAAAAGGAATTGATGCTCGGCCGCCTGCGCGAGAAGGAAGCGCAGATTCGCGACCTCTACGGCGACCGCATTCCGACCGACGTGCAGCGCAAACTCGATGCCTTGTCGGCGGGGCTCAAGCCAACGCTCGATAAGATCGACACCAATATAGCGAAGCTGCGCGGGCAAACGCCGGCAACCGCGAAGACGGAGATTCCGGCCGCTCCACAGATCAGCGAGGGCGATACCGCGACTGGCCCGAATGGCCATAAGATAATGGTGAGAGGCGGCCGCTGGATTGATATGCAAACCGGAAAGCCCCTCTAATGCCTCTCGGCTTGCCTGACGGATACACTTTGGATGCGTCCGCGGGGCCTGCGCTTCCGTCCGGCTATACGCTCGACCAGCCGGCGCAACGTTCATCGGTTGGCGACTTCTTCGCCTCAATCCCGCGCGGCCTTCTTTCCGGTCTATCGAATGCCGCAAGCGCAGGCGGGCAGGCGGCTCAGCTTGAAATGGGCCAGCCGGTTGACGTGCCCAATGCGCCAGAAACCACTTCAATCCTCGAAAAGAACGTCACGGGGCAGCTTCCACAGCCGCAAGGCATGCCCGGCCGTTTTGGCGCTGCGATTGGTGAGAGCCTTGGCAATCCTGCGTCATATGTCGGGCCCGGAAGTCTCCCGCTGAAAATTGGCGGGGCGCTCCTGGGTGGCATTGGCGGTCAGGCGGGCGAGGAAACGGGTATCCCCGGCGCTCGACTTGTTGGCTCTCTAGTGGGTGGCGTAGCAGCCGCCAAAGCACTCGGGCCAAAGCAGGCCGTTGCCGAAATACCGACCGGGCCCGAGTTGAAAGCAGCCGCCAAGGCGGGTTATAAAGACGCGGCGGAATCCGGTCTCCAAATCGCGCCGAGCGGGCTTCATCAGGTCGCCGAAAATGCGAAACAGGAACTTCTCCGAGAGGGATTCGATCCCAACAGCAAGGTCTTCAAGCTCATTGGGGATGCCCAGAAAATCCCTTCCCGTTCCGACGAATTCGTTTCCAGCCAAACCTTCGACATTTTCAACAAGCGCCTCGCCCGCATCTCCCGCGAGACGCAAATGGGTGGATCTGGACCTGAGCCAACCGCTGACGCCGCCGCGGCCGCAACCGCGCTCAGGCATTTTCGCGAGTATGGCCAGAATATTCCTGAGCGTGATGTCCTGGCCGGTTCGGCCCAGGCGTACAAGGATGCCTTGGGAACGGCGGACCAAAACTACGGCGCCTATAAGCGAGTCCAAGGGCTCGACACCCGCATTAACAAGTCCGAGAACGCCGCAGATCGGCAAGTCGCCGGAAGCATAGCGAACCAAATCCGCCAGAAGGTTGGCGGCATGCTCGACAAGCCGGCTGCCCTGCGCGGGCTGACGGACGCGGAAAAGGCCCAACTCGATCTTATCAACAGCGGCGGCGTTGTGGGCTCTGTTCTGCGCCAAGCAGGCCGGGGCGGCGCTCCGCATGTCATCCCGATCATGGGGCAGATGGCGGCGGCGCATGCCAGCGGCGGC